CCCCATTGCTTTGGAAGGCGCGCTCAAGCTCAAAGAGATCACCTACATCCACGCCGAAGCCTATGCCGCAGGCGAACTCAAGCACGGCCCGCTGGCCTTGGTGACCAGCGCCATGCCGGTGGTCACGGTGGCTCCCAATGACCAACTGCTCGAAAAGCTCAAAAGCAATATGCAAGAGGTGCGCGCCCGCGGCGGCGTGCTGTATGTGCTGGCCGATGGCGACACGAAGATCGAGAGCAGCGAAGGCGTCAACGTCATCCGCATGCCTGAGCACTACGGCGTGCTCTCGCCCATCTTGCATGTGGTGCCCTTGCAGTTGCTGAGTTATCACACGGCTTGTGCTCGGGGAACGGATGTGGACAAGCCGAGGAATTTGGCCAAGTCGGTGACCGTGGAGTAGTTCATGTTGATTAGCCAGACAAACTGAGCCAGTGTTTGCATCGAATATTGAGCCACTGGTTTTTAAAGAATTGGCTTATTCGGTTGTGGATAAGTTTAACTGTTCTGTGTTTTTCGCTCCTTTCATTTTGGATTGTTTGCCCCTCTGGCTGACCGCCTGAGAGTGCTTGAAGCGCCAACTCTCGTTGCCCGTCTCCACGATGTGGCAATGGTGCGTGAGCCGGTCCAGCAATGCCGTGGTCATCTTGGCATCGCCAAACACGTTGGCCCATTCCGAGAAGTTCAGATTGGTCGTGATCACCACGCTGGTTCGCTCATACAGTTTGGAGAGCAAATGAAACAGCAACGCGCCGCCTGACTGGGTGAATGGCAAATACCCCATTTCATCCAAGATCACCAAGTCAACGTACATCAAGCGGTTGGCCAACTGCCCGTGCTTGTTCTGAGACTTTTCTAGCTCCAAGGCATTGACCAACTCCACCGTAGAGAAGAAACGCACCCGTTTGCCTTTGGCCCGAATGGCTTGCACCCCAAGGCTGGTGGCCAAGTGCGTCTTGCCCGTGCCCGGACCACCCACAAACACCACGTTGTGTGCCGAGTCCACGAACTGCAATTCATGCAACTGCTTGACCAAGCTCTCGTCCACATGCGCCTGAGTGAAGTCAAATCCAGTCAAATCCCGGTGCGAGGGGAAGCGGGCTACCCGCATTTGATAGGCCATGGAACGCACCTCGCGCTGCGCAGCCTCTGACTTGATCAGTTGGTGCAACACCACCTCATGGTCCAGCGCTTTGATCCTGGCAGTTCCCAGAACCTCCGGCCAAGCGCTGGCCATGCCATGCAGACTCAATGATTTGAGCCCATCGATCACATCACTCATGGCTGGCCTCTTGCTCATCTCTCAAAGCGTCGTAGCGCTCCAAGTTGGCAAGCGCTGGCGTGCTCAGTTGCAGGGGCGTGCTGATCTCCACGCGCGCAGACATGGGCTCTTTAAGCCGGGCAATCACATTGAGCACATGGTCTGCACTCACCCGACCTGTTTGCAGCGCCAACTCGGTGGCCACCAACACCGATTCCAGCCCATGCAAATTCACTGCCGACAGCACCTGCGCCATCACCCGGTCGCCCCCTGGGTGTTTGAGCAACTGACGCTGCAACTCCACCAAGGAATCGGGCATGTCTCTGAAGGGGGCTCCGTTGCGCAACGCCCCAGGCTTGCGCTCGACCAAGGCGATGTAGTGCTGCCAGTCGTAAATGGTTTGGTCCCGCCCAAAGTGGCGCTCTAGCCGGGCGGCCTGCCCATCGGGCCCCACCACCAACAGGTAATCTGGATAAACGCGCAAACTCACAACACCATGCACCCATTCGCAGGGTACGCTGTAGCGGTTGCGTTGGTATTGAATCAGCGATGTCGATGACACCCGTACCGGTTGCTCCACATACCCATCAAAGGGCTTGGGGCACGGCATCAAGCGGCTCGCCTCGTCCTGCCAAACATCGGCAATGCTCAGCTCTGGCCAATCTGGGTGTGCCAACTCCTGCCAGGCATTTTGGCAGGCGCGCTGGAGCCACTCATTGAGCTCGGCCAGACTGCTCCAGCGCCGCTCAGTGATCTCGCGCACCACACCTCGCCTGCGGTCTTGCACGTTCTTCTCGACGATGCCTTTCTCCCACCCGGCCGCACGGTTGCAAAACTCGTGATCAAACAAGTAATGCCCCGTCATCGCCTCAAACCGCGCGTTGACGCTGCGCTGCTTGCCTTTGCCAATCTTGTCCACCGCCGTCTTCATGTTGTCGTAAATGCCCCGTTTGGGCACACCGCCAAACACGGCAAAGCCTCTGGCATGGGCATCAAACAGCATTTCATGGGTTTGCGTGAAGTACGCCACCAGCAAGAACGCTCGGCTGGCCGCCAGTTTGATGTGCGCCACCTCCAGTCGGCGGCGTAACCCTCCAATCAAGGCGTACTCACAGCTCCAGTCAAACTGAAAGGCCTCTCCCAACTCAAAGTGCAGCGGCACAAACCCCACGTTCTTGGGCGCATGGCTTTGCTCAAGCTTCCAGCGCTTGGCAAACCGGTACACGACAGAGGAACTGCCGCCGTAGCCCATGGCGCGCAAAGCCTCAAACAAGGCCTTGATTCCACGTCGCTCGCGCTTGTTGCGGTGGCTGTCCGCTTTGAGCCAGGTAACAAGCTGATCCTTGAACGGATCGATCACGCTGGCTGAAACCTGCCTCACAGGATATTGGGGCTCAACCATTTCAGGCTCGCTGAGCCATTTGTTTGCCGTGTTTCTGGAAATCCCAAGCCTGCGACTGGCTTGGCGCACTGACATGCCGTCTCGGATGACGAGGCGGCGCAATTTACTCAAAGTTCCCACGTTGATCACTCCCGGCCACCCTTGCTTAAAAATTGAGCAGGATAGGCCAATGAAGTGGCTCAAATTTGGATGCAAATTCCCGTCAAACTGGCTCAGTTTTTAAAGCCAATCAACAGAAATAGGCCAGCTTTACATGAATGAGCTCGACAAGCTCCCGCTGCCAGACCTTGACCGAATGATCAAGCAGGTCACTGCTGCCAAAGACACTGCCGCTTTGTACCTCAACGCATTGCAGTCCACCTTGCACAGTCGCTTGGGCGGTCATGCCCAGCAGCTTCGCCAAGAGGCTGGCAAGTCCACCGGCACTGTGCGCTTTGAGGTCGATGGCTACATGGTCGTCGCCGATTTGCCCAAGCGCCCTGAATACAACCAGGTCAAGCTCAAAGAAGCCGTGGAAGCGTTGCGCAAGTGGGGCGAGGACCCGGAGAACTATGTCGGCATCGAAATCAAAGTCGCCGAGTCCAAGTACAACGCCTGGCCACCCGGCATCCGCGATCTGTTCGAACCTGCACGCACGCTCAAAACGGGCAAGCCAAGCTACAAGCTCGAGCAGATCAAGGCCGGAGAACTCCCCGACGCTGCCAACGACAGTCACTTTGGTGGGGGTGTGTGATGGCCATTTCACTTGCACAACTCACCCGCGTCAATACGCCCAAGCCACCCCGCATTCTGATTCACGGTGTTGCAGGCGTTGGTAAAACCACCTTCGCCGCAGAAGCCAGCAAACCTGTGTTCGTGCAAACGGAAGACGGTCTGGGAACAATTCCGGCAGCTAGCTTTCCGCTTGCACGCACGTTTGAGGAAGTCCTTGAGTCACTGGCCTCGCTGTACACCGAAGACCATGACTTCAAAACCGTGGTGATCGACAGCGTGGACTGGCTTGAACCCTTGGTTTGGGGCAAGGCCTGCCGCGACAACGGCTGGGGATCGATTGAAGACGCCGGGTACGGCAAAGGCTACGTGGCCGCTTTGAGCCTGTGGCGTCAGTACATCGACGGCCTGAACGCCCTGCGTGACGACCGTGGCATGACTGTTGTGCAAATCGCGCACACCGACATCAAGCGTTTTGACTCGCCTGAGCACGACCCCTACGACCGGTACGTCATCAAGTTGCACACCCGCGCAGCGGCGCTGATGCAAGAGCACTCCGACATCGTGCTGTTTGCCAACTACCGCATCTCCACCGTGAAGGCCGATGTCGGCTTCAACAAAAAAGTAAACCGCGCCATGGGCTCGGGCGAGCGGGTGATTCACACCGCCGAGCGCCCAGCCTTTTTGGCCAAGAACCGCTATGGCCTTCCTGAGACCCTGCCACTGGACTGGCAGTCCTTTGCCCAGGCCATGCCCGATGTGATCAAGCCCATGTTGATCGCCAACCCAGTCACCCCCACCAACCCCACCACCTGAAATTGAAATAGGAGAAAACACCATGGCTTCATTCGGACAAACTTTCGACGCATCCTCAGTTGAACCCAGCAGCGGCTACGAAGTCCTGCCACCCGGTAAATACCTCGCCCAAATTGTTGCAAGCGAAATGCGTGCAACCAAAGACGGCATGGGCCAGTACCTCTACCTTGAGGTGGATGTCATTGAGGGGCAGTACGCAGGCCGCAAGCTCTTTGATCGCCTGAACCTCATCAATGCCAATGCAGATGCTGTGCAAATCGCACAGCGCACGCTGTCATCTATCTGCCGTGCCGTTGGCAAGTTGCAGGTCAGCAATTCGGAGCAGTTGCACCTCATTCCATTGATTGCTGATGTGCGTGTGCGCCCCCCGAAGGGCATGTACGGCGAGAGCAACTCGGTCCGCTACCTGCCTCGCAGCGGTCAGGCTGCAAACGCCCCCACATTCAGCACTGGTCCAGCCAACCCGCCAGCGCGTCCTGCCGTTGCTACAGCAACGCCTGCTGCCAACGGACTGCCCTGGAAGCGCCAAGCCTGAGGTCCCACTGCATGCACGAACACTTCACATTGCATCAACACGCGCTTGAGCCGGTTCACCTGCCGGACTCTGCGCAGGGCTGTCGGGAGCGAATGGCGGCGCTGCAAGGCGAGATTGCTTCCATTCGTATTCAGATCGCAACGACTGACATCCGGCGGCAAACGGAGAAGAAGACGCTTGATGCTGCCTGGTTCCACCGCGCCAAAACCGCGCTGCGTTTAAAGCAGCAGGAGCTGGCGCAGGTGACTGTGCATCTTGCGACCTTTGATAAGCGCGCTGCGCCCAAGCATCGTGATGCCTTCAAAGACACCTTGATTGAAGTGGTCCGTGAAAACTGCAATGACCAAGAGTGGGCAGGCTTGGTCCAGCGTGCGCGTGACTTGCACGCCAGCCAAGGAGGAAACCATGGCTGAACTGCCCGCCATCACAAGCCTTACCCGCGAGGCCATTTTCTCTGGCTATGAAGCAGATGCCAGTGATGGGTTTCGCAGCCACCTTGGCGCGTCCCTGATCGGCAAGGAATGCGAGCGAGCGCTTTGGTACGACTTTCGCTGGGTCACGCGCAGCAAGCACCCAGGCCGACTTCTTCGCTTGTTTGAAACCGGTCAATTGGAGGAGGCGCGCCTGGTGCTGAACCTGCGGCGCACCGGTGCGACTGTGCTCGAAGTCGATCCAGAGACTGGACGCCAGTTTCGTGTGCAAGCCCATGGCGGCCACTTTGGAGGTTCGCTCGATGGCGTTGCCATCAATTTGCTTGAAGCACCTAAAGCCTGGCACGTGCTGGAGTTCAAGACGCACTCCAACAAGAGCTTTGGCGATCTGGTGGCCAAGAAGGTACGCGAGTCCAAACCGCAGCACTTTGCCCAGATGCAAATCTACATGCACCTGATGGGCATTTCCCGAGCGATGTACTTGGCTGTGAACAAGGACACCGATGACCTGTATGTCGAACGCGTGGAGGCAGATGTCACTTATGCAGAGCAACTTCTGGAAAAAGCCCGGCGAATCATCTTTGCCCAAACCCCACTGCCACGCATCAGCGAGGACCCCAGTTGGTATCAGTGCCGCATGTGTGATCACGCACCGGTTTGCCATGCAAGCGGTAACAGCGTGTTGGCACCTGCGATCAATTGCCGTACTTGCCTGCACTCAACACCCGTGGATGGCGGTTGGCATTGCGACCGGCATCAAAAACGTCTGACCGACGTTGATCAGCGTACGGGCTGTGAGCAACACCTGTACCTGCCGCCACTTGTTCCTGCATTGCAAGTCGATGCGGGTGACGACTGGGTTGACTACGAATTTACCAATGGAGTTCGCTGGCGCGATGCCGGTTTGAACAAGCACGCCGCCAACTGAATCCCCAACCGCAAACCTAAACGCAATTGAAAAAGGAGTCCCGTCATGAGCTTTTCCCTCCGCCCCTACCAGAGTGCTGCCATCCAAGGCATCTACAACTATTTCCAAGATGAGAGCGGTAACCCGCTGGTGGTGATTCCCACCGCTGGTGGCAAGTCCCTCGTCATGGCCACCTTTGTTGAAGGCGTACTGAAAGCCTTTCCAGATCAGCGCATCCTGATCGTGACTCATGTGCGTGAGCTGATTGAGCAGAACTTTGCCGAACTCAAAAAGCTTTGGCCGCAAGCCCCGGCAGGGATTTATTCAGCAGGACTTAAGAAGCGAGAGATTCGTGCGCAGATTTTGTTTGCTGGCATCCAGTCCATTCACAAGCGTGTGTATGACGTTCAGCAGTGCGACCTGGTGTTGATTGATGAAGCGCATTTGATCCCGCGTTCCTCAAACACGATGTACCGCAAGTTTCTTGATGGCTTGAAGCGCATTAACCCCATGCTCAAGGTGATTGGCCTGACGGCCACGCCATACCGCCTGGACTCTGGGTTGCTGCATGAAGGTAGTGAGGCCATCTTCACTGACATCGCCTACGAGGTTTCGGTGCGTGAGTTGATTGATGACCACTACCTTTCGCCACTGATCTCCAAACGCATGGCAACGCAAATTGACCTCACTGGTGTGGGTACGCGCGGCGGTGAGTTCATCCCGAAGGATTTGGAAGCGGCCATTGACCAGGATGCGATCACACAAAGCGCAGTCAATGAAATCTTCTCGTACTCAACAAACCGCAAAAGCTGGCTGATCTTCTGTGCTGGCGTGGACCATGCGTACCACGTGCGTGATGCGGTGCGCAGCAGAGGAGTTACCTGCGAGACGATTGTGGGCGATACGCCCAGCGCCCAGCGCGAGGCCATCATCAATGACTTCAAGGCCGGACGGATTCAGTGCCTGACCAATGCCAATGTTTTGACGACGGGCTTTAACGCTCCTGCGGTAGACCTGATTGCCATGCTGCGTCCGACCAAGTCGGCGGGCTTGTATGTACAGATCGTGGGGCGTGGTTGCCGCCTTGCACCGGGCAAGACCGACTGCTTGGTGCTCGACTTCGCCGGGAACATTGCGCGACACGGTCCCATTGACGCCATCAAGCCCAAGACACCCAAAGCAGGTGAAGACGGTGATGCGCCCACCAAAGCCTGCCCTGAGTGCGACAGCATTGTGCATGCGGCGGTACGTCAGTGCCCCGACTGTGGCCACATGTTCCCGGAGCCGCAAATCAAGATTGACGCCAAAGCCAGCACTTTGGACATCCTCTCTGGCGGTCCACCCGAGTGGGTGCCCGTGACACGGGTGAGCTATGCCCGGCACGACAAGACTGGCAAGCCGCCGTCACTTCGAGTCGATTACTGGAGTGGACTGAGTTCCCACAGTGAGTGGGTTTGCATTGAGCACCAGGGCTATGCGCGGCAAAAGGCAGCCAGTTGGTGGGCCAACCGCGCACCGGGCTTGCCACTTCCGCGTGGTGTTGATGAAGCCTTGGCGGTATCGCAGCGTCTCAAGTGCCCCTCTCAGATCGCGGTGCGCCCCAGCGGGCGTTACACAGAAATCGTTGGTGCGCGCTTTTGATGTC